ATAGATCTTGTAGAAGATTTTGATGAACAAGGTGTTTTTGTGATGCTTGGTATTGCAAAAAATATTAAGCGTGGCAAAGGTTGGTCAAGAGTAGAGATTATGGATTCTACTGGAGTAGTTGGAATATTCGATGAAGAAGAGACAAAGATAGAGCCAGGAAGAACTTATTTAATTCTTGCAGGTGCTAATAGAATATCTGAAGCAATTCCTATTGATGAACTAAAAGAGCACAAGGATAGCCCACTGGTTAAGTTTTTAAACTATAAGCAAATTCCATTTGCTAACGATGAACACTTTGTGCTATCATTTACTCCAAGAGTTACTAAGGCTGGAAAAAGAATGGCTAAAATGATTGTTGCAGATAGTTCAAGAGAAATGACTGCTGTTATGGTATTTCCAACCATGTTCTCAACTGGATATATGAAGTGTCAGCCTGGAAAAGTAGCAAAAATAAATTTTGGTGAAACAAAAGAAGGAACTATTACATTGAAAGAGGTAAACTAATGATTGATATAGATGATCTAGCTAAAAGTTTGCATGAAACAGCAAAAGAAAAAGGTTTCTGGAAAGATAATAATGGAATTATATTCTATCTAAAGCAGCTAATGATGGTAACAACAGAAGTTGCAGAAACTGCAGAGGCTATGCGTAAAAGCGAAGGTGATCGTGCGGTTGTAAGAGAGCTGGCTGACATTATTATTAGAACTTTAGATCTATATGCAGGTCTTGTAGAAGACGGATATACTTCAGAATCTTTACAGGAAAATCTTTTAGATAAGGCAAAGTATAATTCTAGCCGTCCAAACATGCATGGACTTTTAGCATGACAAAAATAGATATGGATGATTTTTTGTCTCAGTTAGATCCAAAGTTGCGTAAAAAGATTACAAGTGGGAATACTATCGAAATAACCAAACAAAAGACACCAAGTATTAGTTTAAATAATGCTCTCAAGGGTGGTTTTGGATATGGTCGTCAGGTCCTTATCTGGGGAAATAAGTCTGCAGGAAAGTCTTCATTTTGCTTACAAATGATTGCTGATGCTCAAAAAGATGGAAAAATTTGTGCATGGATTGATGCAGAGGCATCTTTTGATCCAGAGTGGGCAAGAAAGCTTGGTGTTGACGTTGAGCAATTAGTTTACTCAAATGCTAGAAGCATGAATGAAATGGTTGATGTTGGCGTTCAACTAATGAAGGCTGGTGTTGATATTTTAATTGTTGACTCTATCTCTGCACTACTTCCTGCTATTTACTTTGAAAAAGATTCAGAGGAACTTAAGCAATTAGAAAACACTAAGCAGATTGGTGCAGAAGCAAGAGATATGACAAATGCAGTAAAGATGCTTAACTATGCAAACAATAATGATAAGCCAACCCTACTTGTATTGATTTCTCAACAAAGAAATAATATTGGTGCAATGTTTGCCTCACACCAACCAACTGGTGGTCATGCTGTAAAATTCTTTAGCAGTACCATTGTTAAACTTTGGTCAAGCGAATCTGATAATCAGGCAATCAAGGGAAAGATAGTTTCAGGAGATAAGATTATTGAATCCAAGATTGGTCGTGTAGTAAACTGGCACGTTGACTTTAATAAGACTGGTCCAGCATTTGTTGCAGGATCCTATGACTTCTATTTTGATGGAGAAGGATCTATGGGTGTAGATAAGATTGCAGATCTAGTTGATACAGCAGAACTAGTTGGTGCAATTCAAAAGGGTGGTGCTTGGTATACTGTAGGAGAAGAAAGATTGCAGGGCAGGGCAAAAGTTATTGAATGGCTAAAAGAAGATCCAAAAAGAGTTGCAGACCTAGAGGCAAAATTAGATGTATAAAGATTTCTCTGAATATAGAGGAAAGTTTTTTTGTCATACATGTAAAGAACCTGTACTGATTGCAAGATTTTATAAAAATACAACAATGGACTTAACTTGGCTATGTTCTAAAAGACACCTGTCTAAAGTTAACTTAAACATTAAGGGGTACTGATGAGTGAGCGTGGAGAGTTAAAAAGAGCAGGAATGAAGGCTCACAAAAATTCAGGTAGGGGTGCAGTAAAAGCTGATGGCTCTGATGATGAGTTTGTAGTTGATGTAAAAGAGTATAGTAAATCTTTTTCTATCAGCCAAGATAACTGGGCAAAGATTGTCACAGACACACTAAAAGTTGATAGAACAAAAAATCCAGCATTGATGTTAGTAATTGGTGAGGGTAATAAAAAGGTTAGACTTGCCGTTATTGAATGGGAAGTATTTGAAGAATTGAGGAATAATGGAAACAACAGTTGATTTGCTAAACCAAGTTAATGGATTCAATGAAATATCTGAACATATGCAAGACGAGGAACTAACTCAAACTCTTGCACTTGTTGCAAAGCTTATTTCTAAGCCAGATGTTCCAGCATCAGTTGGTGTTGAGCTAATTGTAAAGCTACAGGCGTATTCTGCTAAATTTGCAATGCTTGCTTCCTGGTATACTAATGTTAAGAAAGATGAAAGAGCAAAAAAGAATATTTATTATTCTGCAAAAGAAGCGACAGATCGCTTAGTAGATGCATTAAAATATGCAGTTAGGATTAACAATGGCTAAGAGCCTTATTAACAAGTTGGTTGAAAAGCCAAAGAAAAGTGAAGAAAATTTAATTAATAGTCAAGAGATTGTTGACAAGATTAAAGAAGGATATGCTGCACAAAGAAAAGCATCCTTTAAAAAGAGAGATAGCTTTACTCCATCAACATTAACGTATGGTGCAGGAAAGTGTCCAAGATTTTGGTATCTTTGGTTTGAGGGAAATGAAGCAGAGTCAAAGACAGACTGGTATTCAGTTGCCAATATGGATAGTGGCACTGATCGTCATGGTCGTATTGAAAAAGCCATGGAACATGCAGGTATTCTTGTAACAAATGAAGAGCGTTTGTCATACCAAGATCCACCAATTTCTGGTAGAACTGATGCAATAATTAAATGGAATGACATGGATATTCTTACTGAGATTAAAACTCTAAATGAAGACTCTTTTCATTATCTAAATGTTAAGGGTGAGGCAAGAAAGTATCATGTTGAGCAACTTTTAATTTATATGAAAATTCTTAAGAAAAGCTTTGCCTTTCTTATCTATGAATCAAAAAATAGCCATGAGCTTTCAATGTTCCCAGTAAAACTAAATGAGCATTATAAAAACTTTATCAACTATTTCTTTGACTGGATGAGAGAAGTAAAGAAGGCTTCTGATGACGGTCTTCTTCCAGAAAACCCATATCGTTCAAACTCCAAGGTTTGCAAGGGTTGTGATTTCGAAACAGCTTGTCGTTCAAAGCCAAAAGGTGATATTAAAATAGCCCCAAGGAAAGATCTTGAATAAATTTTGTAAACTTTGTGACGAACAGTTTCAGACAAATAATAAGAATCAAATCTATTGTTCTGCTGAGTGTAGAAGCACTGCAACTAAAGAAAAGATTATGCAAAGATACAAGGTTTCAAAAGTAAGGTCTCGTGCAAGTAGGTCTAGAAAATGTGCTGGTGGATGTGGTATTGAAATTAGCATTTATAATGATGCAGGATTTTGTAATAACTGCATGATGAGCAAAAGAAAATTGGATCAAACATTAAAAGATATAAAAGGATTTTTTGATTATGAGCAAAGTTAGTTGGAAAGACGTTGGTACGCCAAGTAGATTTATAGCGATTGATGCTTCGTCTACTTCAGTTGCATTTGCTATATTTGCAAATAAACATTTAGTTAAATTTGGAAAAGTTAATTTTGTAGGTAATGATCACTATCAAAAAGCTGGAGATGCTTGTAAAAAACTTACTCCACTGTTAAAAGATTTTGATGTAAAGGCAATGGTTATTGAGAATACAATATTTGCAAATTCTCCAAAAACATCAATGCAACTAGCCTTAGCACAAGGGGCAGTGGTTAGTGCTGCATATATTAATGGGGTAAAGAATATTTATCCCTGTGTACCAGTTGCTTGGCAAAATTGGATTGGTAATAAAGTTTTAACAAAAGAAGAAAAAGCGGCATTAAGAAAAGAAACTCCTGGAAAGTCAGACTCTTGGTATAAAGGAAAAGAAAGAGAGTTTAGGAAGAACAGGACTATTAGACTTGTGAATATAGAATTTATGACTGATGTTTCGGATAACGATGTTGCTGATGCGATTGCAATTGGCTGGTATGCAACGAACAACTGGAATAAGATAAGTAAACTTGACTTATAAAGGATATAATGATATTATGAAAATGTATGCTAACGAAAACTGGTTAAGAAAAAGATTCTTAATGGATAAGAAGTCTCCAGAAGATATTGCAAAAGAATGCGGTGTATCTGTTGAAACTATTTATGTGTACCTTGGAAAATTTGGATTAAGAAAAAGCAGGAGAAAATAATGGCTGAATACCCTTCAGAAGCATTCTTTATAAATAAGAACGAAGATAAGATTAAAAAAATTCTTGAGCTCTCTAAGAATGCTCCAGCTGGATACAGCATTCTTGCTGCCTGTCTAGATATTACAGAAATGTTGCTAGAAAAAAATGTAGCATATGGCAACTCTGCACTTAATCCTATTCGTATCTTTAGTAATGCAGACGATATGGAGCAGCTAAATGTTCGTATTGATGATAAGTTAAATAGAATTAAGAATAAAAAACTTTATGCTGGAGATAATGATGAAGACGATCTTATTGGATATTTATTACTAAAGAAGGCTAAAAAGCGTGGCTAAGAGAAAGATTGTTTCTAAAGATAGATTTGAAAGAAAGTCTTCAATGGTTACTGAAAGTGGTCATGAAGTAAGTGAGGGTGATCTTATAAAGATTGCTGGCGAACATGGTGCTACCTTTAAGTTTAAATGTCTTGTAAAAAATCCTGTAAATGGTGTAGAATGGATAGACTGCTTTCAAATGTTTAAGGATATTTCTGGACCAACAAGGTCTTTTTATCCTGACAGAGTAAAAGCAGTAAAGAAGAGGGGTAAGCGTGTCAAGCGAAGCAGCACTAGTTAATCATTTAGACCTTGTTAATAAGGTTGCATCAGAGTACCTAAAAGGCTTAGATGCTTCAGAGATTTCAAAAGCATTGAACATTCCAAGAGTAAAAGTTACAGAGTTACTTACAGACTGGAGAGTTATGGCAGCAAATAACCAAGCTATTCATGCTCGTGCAAAAGAGGCTCTTGCAGGTGCAGATCAACACTTTTCATCGCTTATTAAAAAAGCATATGAAGTTATTGACTCTGCAGATACTACTGCAAATTTAACGGCAAAGACAACCTCTATTAAACTTATTGCTGATATTGAAAGTAAAAGACTTGAGATGCTACAAAAGGCAGGTCTGTTAGACAATCAAGAATTAGCAGACGAACTTTTAGAAACAGAAAGAAAGCAAGAAATACTTATATCAATTCTAAAAGAGGTGACATCTTCTTGCGAGTCCTGCAGACCAAAAGTTCTATCTAAACTATCTCAGGTTAATGAAGGTGGGGTCGTTGTAATTGACAATTGATATTAGCGAATTTATGGAAGCTCTTGATGAGTCTCCATTCGCAGAAATTCCAGTAGATGCAAAAACATTTGTTGAGGGTGAAAAGTATTTAAATCAGCCACCACTATCAGAATACCAGTACACACTTGTTGAATGTATGAGTCAAATCTATAAAGAAAAAGATTTAATTAGATTTATGGGAGAAGAAGCTGGTAAACAGCACTTTAAGAAGTATACAAAAAATGAAGTAATTATGCAGCTTGGCAAGGGTAGCGGAAAAGATTTTTCTTCAACAGTTGGCTGTGCTTATTTAGTTTATAAACTATTATGCTTAAAAGATCCCTCTCGTTATTTTGGTAAGCCAACTAACGATGCTATTGATATTATGAATGTTGCTATTAACGCTCAACAGGCAAAGAATGTTTTCTTTAAAGGATTTAAAACAAAGATTACTGGATCACCTTGGTTTGCAGGAAAGTTTGATCCACCAAAAATTGATAGTATAGAATTTGATAAGTCAATTACAGTTTATTCTGGACACTCTGAAAGAGAGTCTGCTGAAGGTTTAAACTTAATACTTGCAATCCTTGACGAGATTTCTGGTTTTGCAATGGAGTCTGCAAGTGGAAATGATCAGGCTAAAACTGCTGACAATATTTATAAAGCATTTCGTGGATCCGTAGACTCACGTTTCCCAGACTATGG